TTAATTATAATTCACTAGCATCAGCCAATATAGATGTTTCCACTTCGATAGTTTCAAGAGAGAATGGTGGAATCATTCTTAACTTAATTTTTAAATTGCCATTAATTCTGTCAGCTCTAGTATAAGAAATTTGAGCAACGGCACCTTGATGCACACCAACATCTTTCTCTGACTTCAAGTAACCGTTAATGGCAGTTTGAAGAGAAAGAATATTAGCAGAATTGAAAGATGTACCAATGTAGCCTTTAGCAAGACTTCTTAATCCATTTACAACTCTATTTACACAACGTATAGTTGATATTCTCTTATAATCATCAATTGGATGAGCAGCTGTAGAAATGCTAGTAAGATACACTAAACCTTGATTCGTTGTATTGAGTAAAGAAACTCTAGCAACTCGTGAATCACCGGCATAACCTTGTGATACTAGAGAACTTTCAGAACTTGTCAAAGACAATGAAGCATTTACTAATCCATTTGCTTCTCCAAAAGGCTCTCTGTTTACAGGTGAACCAAAGATTCTCGCTGCAAGAACACTTGAGATAGAAGTTTTAAATGTACTGGTTGTTCCACCTACAGTTGCACTAGCAGTTGGCCAAGCAGCAGAAATAACAATATGTCTACCAATATCAACTGGAAACTTATTTCTATCTACTTTTTCATCATTCTGATCGATACCATATCCTTCTCCATTCGGCAGTCCAAGACCTTTAGTGCAAATAAATCCACCAAAACTGTAACCATTGCTTGCACTTCCGTTTTTCAATTGAGCGTATCTATAACCTTTAGCTCCACCCATAAACTTGTTACCAAGAATACCATTTCCAGGAGTCTTAATAGCTTCGTTTCCTAAGTTGCCATTCCATCCTTGATATACTGGCAGTTCACCAAAGTAGTTAGCCAAATCAATTTGATTGTAAGATGTAGGTCGCTTAAATGAAACAAAACCTAAACACATATGATAACTACTAGAAGCATAATAACAGAATTGTGCTAATTGATGAGCAAAGTTAACTTCTCTCAAAGATGAGTTTGCAGAGTTAGAAAACTTACTCCATACTTCACTAGGTATATCTTCTCCAACTAACTCTTTGTGAGTTAACCAGTTAGAACCAGTTACTGTTTCTGCAGATTCTTCAGTACTAACATTAGTAATTACCTCTGAATCAATAGCACTACCAATGGTAGCAGTACCAACATAAGTAGAAGCTTCAAGAGCAGCTTTTAATTCACCTGCAGTTGCAGAACCTGCTTTAATTGCTAAACTGATAGTAAGAACACCGTCACTGTCAATTGTTTCCGTTCTGACAACATTTGGAGAAGCACTTGGGACATCTGCAAATGCAAACTTAATTTTGTTTACTTTGTATTGGCTGTCATGGATTAAGCATTTTTTCAATGCAGCATCAAAAGTAATATCAGCATCCTGAGCACCGCCTGCTGCAATACTACCAGTAACTTGCGTAGCAGCTAACCCTGCAGCACTAAACAAGTCAGAAGCTGCAGACATAAATGTGTATGTCTTTGCTTTAAATCTAAAGTGCCAAGCATATCCAAGAACATCAGAAGTAGCATCTCCAGGTGTAGGAGCTCCACTAGACCAATCAACATTTTGATAAACTAAAACTTCACCACCAGCAGCTTTATCGTTACCAGAAACTGTATCGACAATATTAGCTGAATCTACATATATGTCAGAAGGAACAATAAAGTCCATATATCTTGTAGCAATTAAGTCATAAGCTTTTTGCAAACAAGCATATTTCTCTGAACTTGATAATCTTAATCCATCTGTACCTGCAATGTAAACCGAACCACTAATAGCATTAGTACTGCTAATAGAATCACCCAAAGCAGCTGCAGCAGTAGTTCCATCATTTAGTTCTTCTAAACTATGATAGTTTGCTGAATCTACAAAATCTGGATTTCCATCTGAATCTAAACCTGCTTCATGGTATTGAAATGTACTGTCAATTGTAACTTTAAATAGACCTAAGTCTGTTATTACAATTTCATCACTATCATACACTACAATTTCATCTTCAATATCATAGATTAACAATCTAGGAAACTCATTTGTTGAGTTTTCTGATAAGGTACTCTTCATCATAGCAAATCTGTATTTTTCAAGAATCTCAGCATCTTCATACTGGGGTTGAATATATAATTTTGCGTTTGTATTAGCTTGTGTTAATTCAACTGAAGCTTTTGTTCCACCAATTCTCATACAGTACAAGTTTACATTTGGGTTTTCTTGAAAAGCCAAAGCAATATCTCTAATGAGTTTTGTATCTGTATCTTCGTAAAGGTCAACAGCAGCTGCAAGAGAAGAAACTCTTCTCAAAACATAAGATGGTCCGGCGCTAGCTGTACCAACTATACACATGTATGGTCCTGTAATTCGATCACTTTCGAATAAGTTTCCACTGACAAAGTCTGCAGAAATCTGACCGCTATATTTATTTCTAGCCATTTTTAATTTCCTCCGTAAATAATTTCAATATCTTTAATAACTGAATATAATTTAGCCTCGAATTCTCTGAATCTAACAAAAAATTTCAAAGGCCTATAGAAAAGTCTTTGCTCGCCTGAAGTCATATAAGTATCAGGTCCGCGTCCTTCCCAATAAAATCTTTCTACTCCTTGAGTTTCAAAAACCCAGGAGTTATTTATCAATAATTTTTCTAACCAAATGGCACGCTTATTAGCGAGCCTATTAGTTTTAGCCCAGCAAGTAAGTTCAATAATATGATCAATCGGACGAGACTCAACAATAATACTTTTATTAGGAAAGTTAGGCTTTAACATTTCATAAGAGTGCATACTATTTCGCTGTGGTCTACTTGTCCCCTTACTGTCCATTCTTGCGGGTTCTCTTTTTAAAAGTCTGAAAACGATAACTTCGTCTCCAAAGTTATGGAATTCTTCTGGTGTGTATTCTTCTGTGAATGCAATTATTTCATCCTCAATTATACCATCTTGTATTTGAGCATTTCTTATAAGCTCTGCTGTTAATTCATAGAACTTATCTAGAGTCATAGCTGTAGCATTAGGAAGAAACTTATTAACATCAAATTCATAAATGTTGTTAATTTTAGTTTCAATCTCATAAACTGAAGTAATTTTGCCATTATTGTTTAAAGCGATACTAAACTTCTGTGCTTCTTTTGAAAGCTGTTCAGATATCTCTTCTAACATTGTTGCTTTTTCTTTATTACTCATTAAGGATCCCTTGCAATTGCATCTTGTTCTCTAGCATATATTGTATAGTATTCAAGCCTGCCATTATCTGCTCTGTTCTCTACAATAGTTTGAGGATTATATATCGCTTCTCTAATATATGGTACAACTGGATTCCCTTCAATATCAAGTTTTACTTCAATTATTTTATCCGTATATTTAATTTCTTCATCGAATCTAAAATAGAATATCTTATAATCTACTCTAGTAACACCAGGTGCCAAATTTCTTTTCCTATTGCCCTGACCAGCATCTGCGCCAAGATAATTAGAATAGCAATCTGACCACTTCTCATCCCAATAATATCCTTCCCCTAAACAGAAAGGGCATTCAAGGGAAGCTTCTCTAGTTAGACCACTTAGACAAACGCATTGTTTTTTTATACCATCATCCAATCGAAACTTTCTAATTAAAACCCGTTTTTTGTGGGGTGTTCCACCACCCGCACCAAAAACAAGCTTATCAAACTCACTTCGTAAGTTTATCTCGTTAGGAGAGCTTTTCTCACTAGTTTGTCCTTTAAAAAGCTTTCTTTTAAAACTCATTAATCTGGCTCCTCGTCTTTAAAGTATACACTTCTTATACTTAAATCACTATAGCCTTTTCTAAACTTTCTTTGAGTTCCTTTTCTAAAACTTTTATTTCCTGCAGGTTGATTGTATGGAAACTCATCTGGAGACCACCAAAGCCTTCCCATCTTTTTGTTCTCAGGATGATATTGCCCTTTGATAGCAATACTAGGAGCAAAACCTTGACCAGGAACAATAGACCCGCCAGAGTTTAGAACTCTCAACCATTCTTCTCTCTTATCTCTGATATCTTTAATTGCTTTACCGAAGTCCATATTATTCTTAATAAGTAAATCCCCTAGTTGTTTTGTTCCTCCACTTCCATTTACTGGAAGCATTAGACATCTTAAAGCAACATCGTATACTACAAATTTCAATCTTGCAGTTTCAAAAATATCTCTATTCTTTATAGATCTCTTCCTGTACACATCTGCTTCTTTTGAAGCCCAATGGATCATTAAACTTAAAGTATCATCTGGAATTCCATTCAACCAGTTTCCACATTCTAATCTAACTAAATCAGGAGAAGCATAATAAGGACTATACCTAGTAGAGAAGGTTAACTGTTTCTCTTCTCCTAAAGCGTTACCATCGGTGTCAGCAATAGTTTTACTTAAGAGTATTACAATTAGAGTATTACCATTAACGGTTTGCAATTTAATACTTCCAGTTTCCATAATCTTGAAAGTAAATTCATTACTAATATCAACGCCGCCAATTTGGCCACTCCATTTATCTTTCCACAAACCTTCTGTTGCATCGGAAGGAACAGTATAACTGTACTCGTAAAAACCAGTAGTTATATTAGTAATACTAGCACTAGCTATAGTTGTAACTAAAGTTCCAGAAGAATTGTATATCTCTAAAGTTAAAGTATCGGTATCCAGATCAACAGGTTTATTACAAGCATCAACGAAGATTGCTTGCAAAGTAACAACCTGGCCTACTGGTACGCAATCTCTTTTATAACTCATAAATAGTCCTTCTTATAAATCTATAATAATTTTATTTGAATCAACTGTGAGTTTCTTAAACAACTCACTCTCTTCATCTGCTGAAGATATTATACCAGATATTGGATAGCTTAAAACAGTTACTGAATCTTGAGTAACTGTAGTAGAATCTAATGTAGCAGAAAACTCAATGGTTATCTTTCTATCTGAAAATTTTTGATGGCTTGCTCCATCTGCTGGGGTAACGTCAATGATACTTAACGGTACTCCAGAAACACTAGATACAGATGTTCCAATAACACTAGTGGAGGTGGTATCTGGAAGCTGCGTTACTTCTGTATTGGAAGTAGAGAAAGAAGATGTATAAGATTGCTCAAGCATCTCCTTCGCTCTAACATTCACAGTATAGACATCATCAACAACAAAAGATGATCCAGTAAATCTAATCTGAATACCTTTATCTAGTTTTCTAAATCTTCTAGATGTAACTTTTCCAGTTGTAGCATTGGATTCTACATCAGTAGAATACCACCACTTATATTCAGCAGTACCAATGTTTCCACCAGTAGTGATTTTAACGTTTACAGTTTCATGGGATTCGCCTTTATATCCACCATAAACATGCATGACTCCAGTTGTACCTGTAGCACCGCTGGAATCAACTTCATATACTGTCCTAGTACTTATACCTTTATTAGTTCCAGACTCATCTTCACCTATAATATAAAGGTTGTAATCCAAGTCAGGAGACAGTATAGTCTTAGGTTTGATAATTACTTTGTGGGTGTATGGGCCGGCACTTTCATCAGAAATGCTGGTAGGCTCTAAACTTACTGTATCTCCATTTGAATCAATGTATACTAATTCATAATCACATTTAACTACACCTTTAAATCCAGGTGATTTTAAAAATTCTTTATTAGTTCCATCTTCATTAAAGTAAACAGCAGTATCAGGGCCAGAAGCAAAATCAAAATCTTTTCCATAAAGAACTATATTATTCTTTACAGTAGATAAATCTAATGCAGTAGAAAAGGTAATTTCAATGTTTGCACCAACAGGAACACTAGTCGCGTTGTTGCTCGGATATATTGCTGTTATCGTTGGAGCTGCCATTATCGTTTTCCTCTTCTTTTAATTCTTCAACACTTAACTGTTGAACACCTGGTTTAATCTCAACAAATTCGCCTTCATCAATAATAAAACCAGCATATGGGTTATCTCTTTCTTCTTTTTTCTTTATCTCTTTCCATTTTTTAAGTAAATCTTCATTATCGCTCATACTAATTATTCCTAATTATAAAAAGGGAGGAGGAAAAACCTCCTCCCTGGTTTGGCACTTTAGCACTGCAAGTTTAATTAATTAAAATTAAGAAATTGTAGCATCAGGAACATGTACACCTAAACTAGCATCAGCATTTACTGTTCCATCCCAGAAGTTTTGCTTAGCGCGTACATTTTTCAATACACCAACACCTTGACCTTCATGAGCAACAGCAAAGCCGTAACGTTCACGAATCTTAACTTTAACAACTTCAGTATTTTCATCTCTCCATTCTACAGTTGTAGGATCTTCATCAACAAGATAAAAACCAACATTACCTGAAGAAAGAAGGAAAATGTCACCTTTCATTGATTCTGGATCAAAAGGACAAAGAGGAGAAACAACAACTCTAAATCCAAATGGGAAGTAAGAAGGAATGTTAGGAGCAGAAGTAGCTTGTTGAGAACGATTAGCTAAAGATGTAGCTGTCTCACCAGCGATATTTCCACCAGGAACAATTGAACGACCATTGGAAGGACCCATAGCTCCCATTGCGCCTTGATTCCAAGGATTCTGAGGGCCAGGATTTCCTGTGTATGGATTAAAGAACTGTCCACCACCATGAGCAAGCATCATTTGACGCAAAACTGGATCTCTTACAAAGTTATAGTAAAAGAGAGGATGCATCAAAAGTACATCTGGAGCAAATCCTTCTTCTGACATGTGAGCCATACCTTTCATAAGATCATCCATAGTCATAGCACCATTTTGACTTAATGCTTCATTACGTCCACTTAGAACACCAAAAAGAGATTCAGCAGGCTTATCATTATCAAAAAGTGATGTACCTAAAGACTTCAAGAAAGCAGCAGCTTTTTGTTCTTTGTGACGAGCAAGAGCATTGCCCATAAGCTTAAGATTCATAGCCATGATATCGTAAGTAGAGTAACGAAGCGCTTCATCAGTAAATGAAGCAGCGATACCTGCTTTTCCGATGTAAGCTGTAGAAACAGCACCACCGATTTGGAAGTTTACTTCTGGATAAGTACCATGCTCTTGAACATCTTGAGCATATACAGCACCAATTGCACCAGCAAGTACTTGTGTAGATAGACCTTCAGCTTGAACTCTATTGAACAATCCTGTAATTACAAGATTAGGTTCTACTGGTTCACGAATAAGGATTTCCATAGACTTTTGAAGAAGAGGAGTAATCTCTGAACTTCTTACCAAGTCTGTGTTCTTTGGAGAAATGGTTTCAACAAAAGTCGACCATTTAACTCTTTCTTCTGAATCTGGAAGCTGACCATTATTTGCAATCATATCAGCTAGATATCTTGCGGCAGCTTTCTCATTACTAGGAAGTTGCAAAGCACTTCCATCTATTAATTTAAATTCCATTTTATTAATCTCCTTTTATTATAAAATTCTAATATTAGCAATAACCATTCTGTTACCAACGACTTCACCGTTTTGACCAGAAAGTGTCAAATTATCAGGAAGTCCTTCTGTTGCAGAACCTGGCATTCTCATAGATGCGTCGAAAGAAGAACCTTGCCAAGCTGTAGTTGTTCTATCCATTAATGATTTAGGGAATGATTGAATCTCAAGTACTCGTCCAAGTGAATCAGCTTTAGTAGCAGTAGCAGTAAAGTTAGACTCTACGTCATAATCAATATAATCCCCAGGCTTACAAGGGCCTACGAAGTAAATGTGTTGATGTTCTGCAGAAGCAGCACTGCCATATTCCCATGGAGAAATAGTATCATTATTATGTGCGGTAGTATCATCAAAATCTGAATGAACTATAAGAACTCCAACAGCAGCATCAAAGAAATAATCTCCGAGGCTAGAAATATCTTGAATTCGTTTCTTTGCATTTACAACAGCTGCCACAGTAGAAGCTCCAGTAACATCAATTTTAGTATCTTTATTAGCAGCAGTTAAAGCATTAATTTCAGGAACTAACTTCGTCTTTCCTAGATAAATTCCTTTCAATGAAGCAGAAGCTCCACCAGAGTAAAGAACTTCATCGGACTCTCTATCGTATCTTTCGAGATCATTTAAATCAGATGCAGTAAGTAACAAAACAGCAGACCCAGTAGGAAACTGTCCATGAGTACCAGGCACATAGGCAGTATTTTGAAAAGTTTTTGCAGGTACTTGAGTACTATTAGCCATTTGTGGCAATCTCATTTGAGCTTCAGTAATAAACTGAATCAAGTGTTGCTTTTGATAGTTTGTATATTTTAATGAGTCAGGTGAATCTCCTGCCCAAGAATAGATGTCATATGCACAGATACCAATTGGTTCTGAAATGAACAATTTAATAATTTCAATAGCATCATCGTCGTCAGCAGTACCATTAAATGCCAATCTCACTCCAGAGATAGACAAATCATTATGATCTACCCAGCCTCTTTCAAGAACTGCTACGCAGAATTCTTCAAGAGTAACAGTCTTAACAGCAGCAGCTGTTAAAGGTTCGCCAGTTCTAATATCTTCTGTTTTAGCTGAAACGTCATTTGAAGTATAAGTAAAAATAGGATCTGCAGCTACAGCCTTTTTACGCAAACCAGAAGGTACTACGCGACCAGAAGCATCCAATGATACTACTTTTCCTGATGAAATTACGAAATAATCTTTTGATGCCTCACCTTTCCATTTTACAGGTAACCAAGCAGCAGGCTTCCATTCACCTGCAGGGTGAGATACTTTCGGTTGGACCATGTTATTCGGGGTAATGTTATCGAATACATCATCTCTTGTTCTGAATGAACCACTAAATTTTTTAATAGCCATTTTAAAATCTCCTTATTATTTTAAATATTTTTTTGGGTGAAAACCTTTTGGTAAGTATTTTGCTTTACTATTAAAGTAATTTTGCGCATTCCACTCACCGTCACTATTTAATATAGTTTTATAATTGTCAACAATTTGCTGTTCATATGAACCTAGTGATTTAATCTTTTGTTCTCCAGTAGGACTTGATTGATCGGAAGTCGCAACTGAAGGATTTTCAACAGGCTCTAAAACAATTTTATTGTCTTCATTCTTGTCTTCTATTTTATTAACTTTTGTTTTCAAAGTTTCAATCTCTTCTTTCAGTTGAGAAATAACTTCTTCGTATTGTTTCTTAATTGAATCTTGAGAAGATTCACAAGACATTTCTTTCGCTTTTGTATCAATGCAGTTTAAAACTTTAGCTCTTTGATCTTCTGATAGTTTTGCTCTGCCAATTAATCTTTTAGCAGCAGTAACATGAGCACAGTCATGAACTGGAAAAGATCTTTCTGGTCCACAGAAAACTGAATCAGGAAGCTCATTTCTAGCTTCTGTTGTAAGCGCTTTGTCGCCTACTTCAAAATTTAGAGCGGCATCAAGTAGATACCAATCTACGGAAGTGTCTTGGAGTTGAAGTTTTTTATTCTTAATTGTTGCAATTTCTTCTGCAAGGATATTCTTAATATCACCATCAGTGTCAGCAACTTTCACTTCTTTACTCTCTTCTTCATCTTGTATATCGGTTTGTACCCCCTGTACCTCGGTCCCATCGCTTCCTTCCAGCTCTTGGACTTCATCTGCTTTTTTATCTTCGGTCTTGAGTACTTCTCCAGTATCTTCGGATTTGACTTCTTCTTTCTCTTCATCGGTATTATCCTTTAATTTACTAATAGCTTGATCAATGTAATCATAGACTTTAGTCATTACTTGATCCGCTACTTCTACATCATCAGAAACTTCCAAAGCATCAGCAATTTCAGAAGTTTCGGTTTGCTCAACTTCCTCTTCACTTACAGCAGGTTGTTCCGGATTACTCTCATTTTTCATCTGAACCTCCTCATTAAAATTCATTATAGAGTCACTTAAATATATATATTCTTTCTCGATATAAGAATCTTCTACTTTAGTACCGTTGATTCCATCTGAAAGGAATTCCATCGATTGTATCTGAGATAAATCGTCAGCTGGCATATTTACTACAGAACCTTCAAGAACAACAAAGTCACCAGTTATAAAAACACAAGTTTCTCCGTCATAGTTCTTTCCATGTCTATGCTCGCAAATATCACCTTTAGCCCAATCAGACATACAAATAGAACAAACATGTCTATCTGTAGTAGAACCAGCAGAAAAAGTAATGTATCTACCATCAAGAAACTTTTCAATCGCTTCTTTATCGTTAATTTTGGCTTGAACTCTCATTCTACCTAAACCAGGCCAATTTCTGCTTTTAAGTAAATTGTTTTTCTTGAGAGCTTTATAAATCCGTTCTGGATCGTCACTGTTTACATCTCTTTTAAATGTCATAAAAGAATCTAAATTATTAAAATGCTTAATAGCTTCAGGAGATAAATCTTGCCAAGTTCCACGAATGAAACGGCCAATAGGATCTCTACCACCATCATGGTGCTGAAGTATTGGTTTGGCATATGGAGTTAAAAGAGATTTAATACCATTTTGCTGTCCAGCGACAGTGTAGATCCTGTTGTTTATTTTTCTAGCTGAATGACTTAAATCGTAAGTAATAATCAAACCATGCTTAGTAGAATTATTAATAGCGTTATCAATTAAAACAATTTTATCTTTTTTTGACAAATCATAGAGTTTTGGATCTGGAGCAACCCTAACATAGTCTATCAATTTAATCATTTGTAAATTCCTTTTTTAAACTTAAAGTTTTAAATTCGTATAATTCTAATATTTCTTCCAAACCTGGAGAAAATACAGAATCTATTCTATCATTATTATTTATAACATTCTCGTTATTTTTCAAGTTTTTTTCAAAATTATTTATATCTAATAGCAAATTGTCTAATATATTTATATATTTTTCTTTAACACTACTATATACTAAATAGTTTTCCTTGGTTTTGTCAAGTATATCGTCAAATATATTTTGAATAGCATTCAAACGTAAAACCACATAATCGCTTGTAAACTTAGGTGAGGTTCTAACCCCATGCTGATTTTCAGGTTTAGATATGCTTGTGCTTAAATTGCTAGCTCCCTGTTTGGCCATTTCTCCTTTCCTTCCTCTAGATTCTCTCTCAACACTAGAAGATTTTTCTTTCTCGGCGCCTTCTCTAGTTATAGAAGATCTTTCGGACTCAACTAGAGCTTCAGTAGCGGCAGTATTAGGGCCGCTCATTTTAAGTAAAGCTAAAGGCTCTTCATATAACTTGTAATGTGTTTCCTCTATATCAACTTCAGGAGGTAGGCCTAATCTCTTTCTAGCTTCAGTCTCTGTTATAAGCTTATTTAAGAATAGCTGTATAGTTTGATTTTCAAGCTTACTCCTTACTTCCATGTCTACTACCCCAAATTTAATTTCAACCCTATCGTCTTGCTCTAAAGGATCATAACCACCTTCAAGTAGAAGTTCATTAAAAATATGAAACTCTATAAAAGATTTCATAACTTTTTGCATTGCTTCAACATCCAATATTGCTGATTTAGACAAACTGTGAGCCGTAGAGCTGTTAGCTGTGTCTCCTTCACCCATATCAACAGAAGAAACTCCGAGCCCAGCAAATACTCTTTTCTTAAAATAATCCAGGTACCCTTCTATTCTTAAAGCTCTACCTTCAGAGCCGATAGCAGTTATTTTGTGCCTATGGTCTGAGACATAAATTCCACCAGCTGGCATATAGTCGATACTACTTTTAACAATGTCAGTCTCTTTAATTCCTTCGGGTGAATACCTTTCAGGAAGACTATCCGAACCAACTTGATAATGAAACAACGGGTAAAGATTGCTTTCTAATAAATCTTCAACGTTCTCCTCTATCCTTCTAAGTAAAGCTATATCCTCTAAAACTGGTGTAATCTCTGGAGTACCCATAGCGAAACCTGGCTTCTTATTGTCGTAGAAATGTACAACTTCATGAGGAAAGAACTCACGAAAATCGCCTGATGGCATTTTCTGTCTAATCTTTTTAATATCCCCACTTCTTTTAGTCTTGAAAGATAAAGTTTCGAAAGGCATTATAAAATATCCAGCAACTGGTTCTACTTCTCTAGCTCCAAAAATCTTTCTAATTTTACCAGAAGAAGAATTTACATTTCGACTTTTAACCCACATGCAATTTGAAAATCTAAATAAATCAACAGCAGTATCTGTAAGTAGCAGATTCCAGGGCTGACTAGAAACATATTCTATTTCAGATATTCTTTTCTTTATATAGTCTACGGTCTCTTTATTGTTTCCAACAATTTCCCAACCAGCAGTTAAAAATCTATTTACTTTCTTCTTAATAGATCTAAAAAGGTAACTATCTGTATCTTGAGCGATTTGTATTTCTTCCAAATCGTACTCAGGCTTAAACCAACTACCTCTATGTCGTTCAGTATAAGATATAGACTTAGAGCTAATTTTTTTAACTATATTCGGTTTAGAAAGAATGGTCTTGTCTTCTACTCTAACTACATCAATTAATTGACTCAATAATTTTATATTCATATTAATCCCTTATTCGTCATCATAAACTATATCACTTATATTTACAGTTGCATCTATATTATCTAAATCAGATGGATCGGAACTTCCAGATGATCCTCCGGATGGATTTGCGCCAGAAAAAGTATTCACATCAACACCACCGCAAAACTTATCCTCAAATTGCTTTATATCTTCAGCTGCATCTGCAACCGATTTCTTAGTATCCGATATTAAAGTGTCTCCTCCAAACCATCTATTCATTAACTCTTTTGCCGCTTCTGGATCTTCTTCAGCTAAAGAACAAAGACCATCAAAATCAAGCCCTTTCTTATTTATAGCTTTACTGATGTTAATAATACCATTAACCATCTTAATTAAATCAAGTACCATTAAGATTTGGCCACCAAGTTTTACTGAAAAGTTCAAACTCCCAACTACCCAAGTGTTTAAAGATTTCAAAGATAACAAAAAATTAGCAAAAAGATTATTTATAAAAGCTTTTGCTTCATTGACATGTAGAAGTATGTTCTCTAAAAACCCAAATGAATCTTTCTTAGACTCGAGCCTTTCAAGTTTTTCTTGCTCATCACTTATCATCTTGCCATATGATTTAATTTGTCTCTCTTTGAATTTTAATTCTTTTTCAGTAGCGCTATCGTAAGGAAAAGCTTTCTCTAGATTCTCGATAGCAATATCAGCGTTTCTTGTTTTGCTTTTTACTTCGCTTTCTTGATCTTTAATTTTATATTGAAGCTTTTGCTTTTTCTTCTGTTTTCTCTCTAGGGCCCTCTGAGCTTTTTTCTTTTTGAAGTAATCTTCAGCGGTATCATTTAAACTATAATCAAAACCAGTAAATACACCATCTCCATCTCCAGTAAATTTAAACGCCCCTTCTTCTTTTCCAAAGATATACCCTGCAGCGCCGAGTTCTCCTTTCTGAACGTTTAGTCGGTTATGAGCTTTGTACTTATCTTCCCATCCTGAATTCTTAAAATATTCAGGCAAAGTTTCTGCAAACGCAACAGTAGAATCATAAGAGTCAATTGCTTTGTTTTTTAACAGAATGGCTTGCTTTAAAAAATTAGCCAAACAATCCAAAGGAGCAGACAGTGCTCTCCTTACTACATCTATCATTACGCCAGCAGAGTCTATTATCCATTTAATAAAGGGTCCAATTATAAAAGTCCAGTTAAGGGAAAGTCTAACTAGTTGGCCAAAATAACTCGATAGCAATCCATCCCAAGCCATTAGAAGCGCCATCCAATCAGCAGCACAGACAAAATTAAACTTACCTTTAAAATCACAAATGCCTTTTAGAAAATCAAAAGGTTCTAAAGAAGTTAATATATCATCAATTGTTCCATGCAATTGATCGATAAGCTTATTTAATTCATTCATTAGATTGAGCGGCTTTAACTGCCACTTGAAGTCTGCCCTTAAATTACAATTATAACAGTCTTCCAATGTGTCGAGAACTTCTTTTGGCTCTTCCCAGTTAGAAGGAAAGAGGCCATAACCTTCAGCTACACTAGGAATTTCACCTTGTATTTGACCTTCAGCTATCAACTCTTTATTTTTACCAATAAACGGAACGTTTACATCTTCACAACTATTCTGAGCAGATTTAACTTCAGTGTCTTGAACCTTAGTCTCTTCTTTCGAAGGCTCTTGGTCTACACTTGGCTTTGATTCGTCAGATATTTCCGAATTTATCCCAGCCATTTGATTCAGAGCGTTTTCTGCAGCTTTAGCAATTTGGTCAACTACATTCAAGTTAGAACTAAGAGTAACCAATGCAGAGTTTCTGCTAAAATCAAGTCTAGCTATTTTTTCATAATGATCGCAAATAGCAGCAGCATCTAAATATAATTCGTTTTCGCTCATTCTTCACTTAAATCAATTAAATCGTTATAGTAGTCAGAACCAAGCTTATCATTATCTAAGAAATGCTTATACTCTTCTGCTCTTCTTTTTGCACCTATATCTGCTACCAAATCACTACTTCTTATTCCGCTCTGGCCAAGTGGATCTAAAGCTTCCAGGAGCTTGTCGATGATTATTATTATATCATCTTTATGAACAAAATCACGCCCTATTTTCATAAACAGCTTCATATATTCTTGATCAGAAGCAATTTTATTTTCTTCAGAGCCGTCTTGCTCTCCATTTATTTCTTTACCTCTCATCGCATCTTTAAAGAGTCCCATCCCTTACTCCTCATCCCTAAACATACTCTCACCTTCTTCTGAAGTGAAAGAATCTCTAATTTCTCTAGCTTTTAAATAGTCGTCGTAACTAATATATCTCTTTCTATCGCCGAATATCTTCTTACAAGCTCTTCTTACTCTAGGGCTGCCTTTAAGATCAACAGTAAAACCGCCTTCAATATCTTTTATCTGTTTATCAATTGCAATTTTAGCTTTCTCTACTTTTTGAAAAAGCTCTTTTAAATCTTCTGCAGTCTCTGTATACTTGCTATCGAAAGCAGCACTCTCCTCTTTAGTGAGAGGAGAAGGTACAGTATCAAGACTTCTAATATCTTTTTCAAGAGCTGAAACAAATATACTATTAATATCTTCTTCAGCTTCTTTCTCAGAAGTACTTCTCATGTCTAAATACTCAGCTCTCAAGTTCTGAGCCTTCTCATCGAAAGGAATCTTCTCTAATTCCTCGATAGCTCTCATAAAATCAGTGTGACTAATTACTTTTTTCATTTACAAACCTTTTCGAAATAACTAATAGATACATACATATTCTCTTTTATCTGCGCGGAAGTACTCCCAGGGCAAAATATCCTCACCCAAATAGGATGATTTATAACTGTATCTGGACTAAACTCACTACCAATATCAGGTATCTTTAACGCATCTCCAGATTTTACCAAAGACCATTCTTCTTCAGTAGGTTGCAACTCTCCGTACATTACTTTTATACTCCAACCTGTATTTCCAGAAACTCCTAGATCATTGTAACCGTCTCTAAATTTAGGCTGAACAACTACATTGGTATAGTATCTGGTTTTATCAGTGTTTCTAATGTAAAATTTATTTTCATGAGTTTGACCAGAAAAGCCATCATGAAAACTTCTATATGGATCGTTACCGTAGTTATTATAATCGGTATCTAGTAAACTTAAAGCCATGCTCTTAAATGTCCTTGCAAATAGTTTCCCCCTAACGGGGGTGAGTTTTTTACTTCATTTATTATAACTAAAATCTATTACCTCTGCCACTATTAAACCCTCTTGAGTGGTCTCTATCCCTACCCATCGAGAATCCAGCCAAACCAGCTCCAGCAAAAGTCATAGCTCTATTTGTATTAGTCATTGCAGCTTGACTCATTCCAGATAAAGAGTTTGCAGCATTAGTTAATCCACTTCCAATTGTACCTCTCATTCCAGCAGCAAAACTATCTTCAGCAGCATCGCCAATAAAGGATCCAGTACCTCTCATACTCTGATTTAAAAATCCACCTTGAAGAGATCCAGCAGCCATTCTACCAACAATTCCACCTCCAACACCCATAACAGCTCCAGTAGTTATACCTTCCATAGAGAATCCACCTTCAGCCATAGCTGTAGCACCAATACCAAACATAGCAGAAGCACCGTAATAACCTAAACCAGTTAAAGCGGCATCTGCACCACCACCTGCACCAGTTGCTACTCCTGTAGCTTTATTAAGTTGACTTACAGTCGTAGCACTATCATATATAGGCTCTTTTGAAGATACTGGATTTTTAGCTTTATTACTTGCAAGTAAATCTCTATAGGTTTCTGGTCTTGTTTCATCAGGAATCGCAGGTTTACCCTTTGTCCCTCCAAAACCAAAAATTCCTGGCTTGCCTGGAACTGCAGCACTACCTTCCTTAGTAACAATCCGATTATAATCACCCAATATGGTAGTACTATCCAAAAAGTCATCTACAGGGACACCCTTTTTATAAGCCTCCATTGCTTCACCGGGTACATCGTGCCATTCATTGCCTTTTTTTACATTTGCACCCGTGAGCAATTCTTGACTGTAACCTTTCCTAATTGCATCTGCTCTAACTGGACTGACACTATTTTGCAAATGTCTAGAACTTACAGTTTCTAAACTAGGATTAGAGACTGCCTTTCCAGTAATACTAATTCTAGCAGCAGGAGCATTGCTAGGAATGACTCCCTTCTGCCCATAAAGAATATTACCGGAAGGTCCATCAAGTTCAATAATTGACCCTCCTGATGAAAGAGCTGGATGTGGCCCCTTAGCTTGAACTGCAGCAGCGGGAGGCCTTACACCTGGATACTTACGAAGCATTGCAGGAGGAGGGGGAGTGTATTCTTTTATTCTTGATGAACCTTGCATAGATGTAAAACTAGGTTTAGTTGCAGTGCCAACAGGTGTAAAACTTGACTGTGGTCCTCCACTAGTTCCATAAGATTTAAAACTGCTAACTGCAGGCGCTAGAGCTTTAGGCTCTGGTGGAACGGTAAATCCACCGTGATAATATTGTGTTCCATCGGGATCTGTTCTCATCGGTCCAGCAGCACTACTCGTTGCTTTACTAGTAGCTCTAGGCACCCCTCCAGGTGGTTTCCCTTTTCCTAGGGTCATTTGAGCCATCTGATGCATAAGTGATCTACTTGCTCTTAATCTTCCTGACATTTTCTATTCTCCTTAAATATTAACTATTTTCTCCAAGACCTTTTTCCTCTTCTGTTTCTTCGAGGACCCCTACTTATAGGTTCGGAAGGTCTAAAGTTGTTATTCTTATTTCTTATTGATTCCATTATACTTGATTCTTCATTGTTTTTAAAGCTTTGCCCTCTTCTTTTTCTTTCATATTTATTATCAACATCCCAAACACCTTCATTGTAGTATTTTTGTCTAATTTCTGCGTCTTGTTTATCTGAGCCATCGCCGCGCATTATTTTTAGTATGTTATACGCCCTCGGCACTTTATACCGCCCTAGGCCATCTCTAATTTCTCTTTCCTGATCTCCTGCAGTTGAAAAGCTATTATTATTGAATTCTTCCTTACCGAAGAATTCGGGTATCGATATCTCCATTTGTCCAGAATTAGAGTAAACTGAACTTTCCAAAGTCAACCCACCTAAGGCCAACATTAATGCATCCAATCTATGATCGCCTATATGTCTGTTCTCCATTCCGTATACTGGTTTGTTATTCACAGCATGTCTTTTTGTTATTATGTAGTTTAACATCTGCTTTGATATAACGTCATCAGAAGCTGGCAGTACTGCTCTTCCATCTTCGAATATCCTTATAGCGTTTTCTACAAGAAAATGCTTTCCCGATTTTTTTATAAGTTTACCATCGATTGGATCTCTAATTTCTAAATTTCTAGAAAAGTTAAAAGAAACCAATCTGTCGTTTAATCTAGCAGTCTGTATATCCATTTCAGTTTTATTAGGCTTGGCTTTTATTCTATGTGAATACAGTTTTAAGTCTTCAAGTATAGTATGTCCGTAACCCTCATCAGCATATATGTAATCAGGTTTCCATTTGTAGTTTAATCTAATTACTTCTTCCATCCACCTTTTAGCAGAATACTGAGTTGCTGGAACATTTATAGCATCTAAAGCAATCCAAAGCCCAGTACTAGTGCAATACCCCATAACAAAGAATTCTGTACCTGCATTCTTATTCCAATCAATACCAATGCACTTTATCATTTCGTTGACGTTAGGTACTCCTAGTCTTAGCATTACGTTATGTAGTTTAGTCTCATGGTACTCGTAATCTTTCTTGGCATTAAAGATCCAAGAAGGCTTAAAGACTCCAAAAGAACCCTCTATGAATTCAGCCATATACTCTGCTCGAAAGCCTTCCTCTGTATTCTCTTTTAAGAGTTCGTTCTTTATGGAATCCCAATGAGGTAAAACTGAAGAAGGGTAATAGTCTTCCTTAAAGTCATCCCTTTCTAAACACCATTGGAAGAATTTGCCGCGCTTTCCAATGGGAGTTGAAGTAGCGATCAACCTAACTCCAGGCTTCGTTAATAGGATAGGAGTGATAACTTTATCTAGAATGTCTTCGGGAATCATATCCATTTCATCTAGATATATAACATCGGCAGACTGACCACGAATAGTACCACCACCAGATCCATCACCTTTAACACCCAAACCAGAAACAAAACCTCTGATAGATCCGCCGTTCCTAAACTCCATTTTAAACATTGGAGTCTTTATGTAAAGGCTATCTGCAGTTCCTGTAGTTACTTGATGTGCAAGCTCTTTGTTTCTTTTAACTAAGTCTTCCATCTCATTAAAAATATTAGTCAATTGAGCCTGATAAGGAGTAACTATCATTATAGAAGGTCCTTCAATTACTTCATTTCCAGATGAATCAAATCCTTTATTTATTAAAAGGTTAAAAGCATAGTAAACTAGTTTCAGGGCCATAATAAAAGTCTTACCACTACGACGACCTTCCCTACAAGCAAGCCTGTACGCAGAGCATCTTAATTGTTCTTTCTGATAGCTTCTAATAGCCCAGTTCTCATTGCTATCATCAAAACCTAACATTAGCTCTGCCCAAGCTACTGGATCTACAGTAGCGAGAACCAACTTCTTTGCTCTATCGTAGGGGATGTCAGAGTCATCAGCTATCTGTCTAACTTTAGAAGCTGAACCTGCAGGTAAGCCTTTAGGAATGAAATCGCACTTAACTTTAAATCCTTTCGGATCGTCATCGTTTTCCTTCTTGTACTTTTCTATTTGTCTAATTTGACAGTTAACACAAGTTCTATGTACGTTTGTATTTATATTGTACTTCTCTTTGTATTCTTGTATTACCTCTTTAGATAGAACTGCATCTGGGTCTTGGTGTGTATACCCATACTCATTCTCTATATAAAGCTCTTTCTTGATATCCATTTTTTACCTTTTAAAAATAATTTCTATTCATATGAGTCATGTTAGCTTCCATACCTAGAGCGCTTCTAGCATTTAGATGTGATTTTCTCATTGATTCAAATGCTCTTCCTCTCATAGTTATTGCATTTTTATTAAAGAATGCGGCCGTGTCTCCAGCAGTATCAATTCTTCCCCTCATTTTTCTTCTTCTGTGACCTTCTTTCACTACATGGCTAACTGCACTAACTGCAAAACTTCCCGCTTCTTTCAAAGCAAAAGCTCCTACAGCAAGAGGTAAGAACACTCCAGGATGTCTAGCTATCCCTTTTCCGAAGTGAGCACCAGCAAAAGCACCAGCAAACCCTCCAGGAATCCCAGCTATACTTTTACCAATCTCGTAACCGCTATAAGCTCCAAAACCAGAAAGCGCCATTCCTCCAAAACCAACAGTTCTACTAACGCCTACTGTTCCTTTTAATACTGGATTCTGTGTAACCATTTTGTCAGTAGGACCAACTCCTCTGCTATAATTTGCAGAAACAGCAGCAGAACTTGCTGCAATATCTAAAAAGTAAGCATCAGTCAAACCTATAATTCCATTATCTTGGTAACCTCCGACTAGATAATAAGCACTTACTGCAGGGCCAATCAAACTCATTGCTACACCAGGCGCACCAGATGGAATCATATCCTTCATATTCGCTCTTACAGCTTTTCCATCTTGTATTCTGTATCCAGTTATACTATTAGGACTCACTGTCTGCTGGGGTAAAGGGTTTACATTTCCTTTAATCTGCTCTTTGATAAAAGTTTTTCCAAACCCTTCCATGTGCACTTTGTTGCCTGCGCCCTCAGGTGGCTTGAAATATATCATATCGTTTGCGCTTAAAGATGTCAAAGGCGAGAAGCCCATTGAGTAAGCAGCACCCATAGACATATAATTTGACATACTGCCTGAAAGTTGTTGTGCGCCCATCATGACTGAACCGCCTATAAGTGTTCCTATCATTTATTACATCCTGTGGTGTCCTATTGGAGATTCATTCAAACCTCTCATTGCATCTCTTTGTGCCATTATCATTTTCATTTTCCTTAACCTCTTTCTTTGTTTATCGACTCCGAATCTACTAAAAGATTCGTGTGGTCTCTTACTGTAAGCTGAAGTAGTAGTACCAGCCGTATCAATAGAAAGCTTTTTGTCTAGTTTTTTATAACCTGAACTTGCTGAATGTTTCTTTATAACATTTCCTGTCGGGTTTTCCATCAATCCAGTTATATCACCTTTAAGATGCTCTATATATTTCCTATGTGTTGCATTCGGAGCATTAAAAAGAATTGGCGATTTGTAGTCAGCGCTAAATCCGTCTTTCTTCACACTTAATAGTAAGTCGTTAGTTTCTTTAGCTATCATTGGGCTGTAAAAACCCATATCTCCAGCAGTTTTCATAAGAGCAGATAAACTCATTAAATTTCCACTTGATGCAAGTTTTCTTTGATTCACTAGAGAGTTAAAAGTTATATTTTGGCCTGATTTGCTTATTATTTCCTGGAATGGTTTGTAATAGGGGTCGCCCCAGATACCTGACTCTTTACCTTGCGCTAACATTTCATTTGATTTAAAAACACTAGTATCAAAAATCTGTTTATTTTTTCCTTTGAAATTTAAGAATCTTGTACTCCCACTTTTTACTAAATCTAATTCTACATTTCTGCCATCTACGAATAGAGACCCGACTTGTCTTCCGTAGGTAATGTCGCCAGGATTCAAGAACAACTCTATTTTCTTCCCTTGGTTCATAAGAGCTTTCAGTCTACCGAGAGCTTCTTGAGCTCCAGGCATTCCTTCTTTAGAGCCTTTTGCAGTTTCGGGTGCGTCAATAGCACTGAAACGTACACTAAAAGAGTTCTGTCCTTGATTGAATCCAAAATAATTACTCAGAGCATTTACAACTCCTTTTCTTTTTAGTAGGATTGTATCAGCATCTTGTGCGCTAATTTGATAATTGTTCAAATCTACTTTGAACAGCTTTTGAGCAGAGAGTCCACCTCTGTGTTTAACATCCACATACTCACCCTCAGTTATAAAACTGTTACCTCTCCTAATTGAGGAAGAGCTCAAAGCCATTGCTTTTGCTACATTAGACATACTTCTACTAAAAGCTACAGGCATCATTGACGATTTCAATAAATCGTTTACTGGTCCACCATCATTAAAGTGTACGTCTGCGAATTTCTTTAAGATGTATTTGCGTCTCTCGTTCAACATCTCCTGTTCTTTGAACACGTAACTGCTATAAGCTGGACCTTGATATGGAGAACCAAAGTCAGTTTTTAGTTTTCTTAGTGTACTAGCCATTCCAGAAACACCAAATCCACTCTGTCCTCTATCTGCTTGAGTTTCTAAACCGTAATATTCGCCATTACTTTCAAGCCACCTCTGATAGCTCATAGTCCTTAAGGATTCAGGGCCAACCCTTTGATGCTTTATCCTTTGCTCACCTAAAGCTTCTGCTCCAAGTCCTAAAGCAGACATACCTATTGCAGCTAATCCTGCAATTTTTCCAGCCT